GTATGTATCAGATATATCAACAATTTACAATTGAGCATTTTGTAAACCCAATATTTCAATCTTGGTTAGAGATGGCAATATCTACGGGTCGTATTAATCTACCAATAGGTAAGTTTGATAAATTCTCTAATTCAGTAAACTTTATACCAAGAAGTTTTGCTTGGATTGACCCATTAAAAGAAATGCAATCAAATGTACTTGGTTTACAAAACGGAACAATAAGTTATTCAGATATAGCTGCTGCTTATGGTAGAGATACTGAAGAGCTATTTGAACAACATCAAAAAGAGATTGAACTAGCTAAACAATATGGCATTGAACTGGCATATCAACCATTTGGTCAGAAACAGCCAGTAGAAGCCAATATCAATGGTGGAGATCAAGACGATGAGTAAACCAACTCAAAGTATGAAATCTGAAGCTAGAAAGGGTTTGGATTGGAGAAAAGAACATGGAAGAGGTGGCACTAGAATTGGTGCTGAGAGAGCTAATCAGATTTTAAATGGCGAAAACCTTTCTGATGAAACTATAAAAAGGATGTATAGTTTTTTTAGCAGACATGAGGTTGACAAAAAAGCTGAAGGATTTAGACAGGGAGAGAAAGGCTACCCATCAAACGGAAGAATAGCATGGGCATTATGGGGTGGAGATGCTGGATTTAGCTGGTCAAGAAAGCTAGTAAATCAAATGAAAAATGAAAAAAGTTTTGACTTGAAAGAGTTAGAAAAACATCCTTTATTAACAAATGAAGAGGAGAAATCTATGAATAAAGAAGATAGACATATCCTTAATGTTACTGAGACTGACAATACTGTTATTGTTGAGTTTGAGAAGCATGAGGATGTAGAACATGAAGGTGAAGAATTGGAAGCAACTGATGAAGTCTCTATGGATGAATCAAGTGAAGAAGAAAGGAAAGTAATCGATATGCCTATGAAATTTAGGACTATTGATCTATCTAAACATTCTTATCTTGATGAAGAAAAGAGAATAGTTCGTATAGGAGTTTCTAGTGAAGAACCTGTAGAACGTAGTTTTGGCATGGAAGTGCTAGGACATTCTGCTGAAGATATAAACATGGAGTTTATTTCATCAGGCAGAGCACCATTATTACTTGACCATGATATGGAAAAGCAAATTGGTGTGATTGAAGAATTCAAATTGGATGAGACTGCAAAGAGGACAACTGCAGTAGTTAGATTTGGTAAATCTGCTTTAGCTCGTGAAGTATTTGAAGATGTAGCTGATGGTATACGAATGAACATTTCAGTTGGTTACAGAGTCGATAAATTAACAAGAATGAACAAAGACGATGAGACTTACTACAAAGCTCAATGGACACCTATGGAAGTTTCTTCCGTAAGCGTTCCTGCTGACCAGTCAAGACTTGTTGGGGTTGGTCGTTCTAAAGATAAACAAACTATTAATAATATAGAGGTAATAACAATGGAAAATAAAGATATTAATCTTGACGAAGTTAGAACTCAGACTATTGATGAAGCTAAAGCTGAATTTAAAAGAAACTCAAAAGAGATCATAGATTTAGCAGCTAGACACAATAAAAGAGATTTAGCTGACAAAGCAATTGCAGATGGCGTATCTGTAGAAGAATTTAGAGGTGTATTATTGGAAAATATTTCTAACAATCAACCACTAGAAACTCCTTCAGAAATCGGTATGAGCAAAGAAGAAGTCAGAGACTTTAGCTTAATCAAAGCTATAAGAGCAATGGCAAACCCTTCAGATAGAAAAGCACAAGAAGATGCAGCATTTGAATTTGAATGTTCTGCTGAAGCTGCTAGACAGTATGGCAAAGATGCACAAGGCATTATGCTTCCTGCTGAAGTTCTAAGAAGCTGGGGTAAAAGAGACTTAAACACATCTGATGATTCAACTCTAGTAGCTGAAGATTACAGAGGAAATGACTTTATTGATATACTCAGAAATGAGTCATCAGTAATGCAAGCTGGAGCAACAGTTTTAAGAGGATTACAAGGAAATGTTGTAATACCTAAGAAAACTGCTGGTGCTTCTGCTGGTTGGATTGCAACTGAAGGTGCAGCTTCTGCTGAGTCTGAGTTCACTGCTGGTTCAGTAACTATGACTCCTAAAGTAATTGGTGCTCATACTGATGTAACAAGACTTTTACTACAACAATCTTCTTTAGATGTTGAGAACTTAATCAGAGATGACCTAACAAAATCAATCGCTACTGCAATTGACTTAGGTGCTTTAGCTGGTTCAGGTTCAAGTGGTCAACCAACAGGTATTGCTAATACTTCAGGTATTAACACTACTACTTTTGCTGCTGCTAACCCAACATGGGCTGAGATCGTAGCTATGGAAAGTGCTGTTGCTAATGACAACGCATTAAATGGTTCTTTAGGTTACATTTGTAGACCTGCTGACTTTGGTACTTTAAAAACAACTGAAAAGGCTACTAATACTGCTCAGTTTGTTGTTTCTCCTGACAATAGCATGAATGGCTATAATGTTGTCAGAAGTAATCAAGTAACAAGTGGTGACTTCTACTTTGGTAACTTTGCAGACCTATTAATTGGTATGTATGGTGGTTTAGACATTACTGTTGACCCTTACGCATTATCAACATCAGGCGGAGTAAGAATTGTTGCTCTTCAAACTGTTGATGTAGCTGTAAGACATGCAGTATCTTTCTGTAAATCTTCAGACTAATTAACTGATGCTTAAATGGAATGGGGGTGGAAACACCCCTACCTTAAATATGAAAAAATATAAAATATTACAAGATACAATGGCTGGCGGTTCTAAAGTTCATGCTGGAGATATAGTAGAGCTTAATGAGGTTGAAGGTCATTCTTTATGTGGTTATCAAAAGGCAGAGGTTTGTGTTGAAAAGCCAAAACCTAAAAAGACTGAAAGAAGTGTTGGTTTAGAAACTTCTGAAGTAAAGCCTGTTAAAAAGAGAGCCAAGAAGTAATTATGCCAATGGAATTTGATAGAGATTTCGATGGCTACTTAGATGCCACCTATGGTCATGGTATTAAAGTTACCTACACACCTACAGGTGGTTCATCTTCTTCTATCAACGTCATCCTGAATCAAGAATATGTAGATATAGATACAGCAGGATTACCAGTTCAAGGGTATCAACCAGTAGCACAAAGTAAGACTACTGATATACCAAGTATAGCTTTTGGAGATACTATCGTTGCTCCAGCTATAAAAAATTTAGATGGTACACAAATAAAACCATCAACAACTTATAAAGTTATAAATTACGAGCATGACAACTTAGGCATGACCTCATTACTACTTGAGGTTCAATAATGGCTAATCATGTAAGACAACAGATCAGAGAATACTTTGGCACTACATTAAATGGTCTAACAACAACAGGCTCTAATGTTTATGAGTCTAGGGTCTATACACTACAAGAAGATACCCTTCCTTCTTTAGTTATATATACAAAATCAGAATCATCTGAGCCTATGGTAATAGGTGTTGATAGGGTTATGAGCAGAGAACTAGCAGTGGTTGTGGAAGCATATTGCAAAGCGACTAGCAACTTTGATGATACTATTGATACAATAAGTAAAGAAGTTGAAGAAGCGATTTCTGCTGATAGAACTCTAGGAGGTTTAGCAAAAGATACTTATGTTGAATCAACTGAAATAGAATACACAGGAGATGGAGAACAGCCAGTAGGTTATGTAACTCTAACTTTTTTAACAAACTACTATGTTCAGGAAACCAATCCTGATGTGGCAGTATAATAGGAGACAATTATGAAATTAATTAGTCCAAATGGTAAAAATTCAGTAATAGCTCAACCTTTAAAAGTTGAGTCATTTAAGAATATGGGTTGGAAGGAAGAAGCAATCCAGTCGCAAGACAAAGTTAAACCTTCTTCCAAGAAAAAGTCGAAAGACGAGGTAAAAGAAAATGGCGATACATAAAGGAAGTGAAGGTACTGTTCATGTAGGAACAGATGCAATAGCTGAAATTAAGTCTTATTCTGTTGAAGAAACTTCTGATACTATTGAGGTAACAACTATGGGTGATGGTTTTAGAGACTATCTACCAAGTTTAACTTCTTTCTCAGGAAGCATAGATGTTTTTTGGGATGAATCAGATACAGCACAACAAGCATTACAGCCTAGCACAGAAGTTACTTTAAAGTTCTATGTTGAAGGAGCTGATACTGGTGATAAGTATTACACAGGAACAGCTATTGTTACTGGTTTAAGTGTTTCATCATCATTCGATGGTATGGTTGAAGCATCTATATCTGTACAAGGCAAGTCTGCTCTTACATTAGCGACAGCATAATAATATGTCAGTAATAGATAACGCGAAAAAACATTTTGATAGCTTAGAAACTAAAATTATAGAAGTCCCTGAATGGGGTGATGATGAAGATAGTCCGTTAAAGATTTATTGTAAACCAATGACTCTTTCAGAGACTTCTAGGTTTATGAAGTTAGCTCAAGATGATGAAGTCCAGTTATTAGCCTATGCTTTAATTTATAAAGCATTAGACGAAGCTGGAGAAAAGTTATTTACTATCGCTGATAAAAAGGCCTTATTGGAGAAGGTTGACAGAGATGTATTGATTAGAGTATCTAGCGAAATGATGAATAATATTTCGCAGGAACAAATTAAAAAAAAGTAATTGAAGATAAGCAGCTATTTATTAAATATGCTTTAGCTGAAAAATTGAACAAAACTCTAGCTGAACTTGAAGAGATTACAGTAGAGGAGTTTCAGGGTTGGCTAGCTTATCTTGAAATAAAGGAAGAACAAAATGGCTCTCAGTAAAGGAATGAAGTATCAAATAGATTTGTTAGCAAATAACAAGTCAGGAGCTGCTTTAAAGAAGTTTAAAGGCGATATAAATAGCGTTCACAATCAGGTCACTAGACTTGGTGCTACTATAGTAGCAGCCTTTGGTACTAGAGAGATAGTTCAAGCAGCCAACGTAATGGTTGGTGTAGAGAATAGAATGAACGCCTTAACTGGCAGTGCTACCGCTACAGCACACGCTATGGATAGCATGAAGCGAATAGCAATGGAATCAAGATCAGATTTTGATTCTGTGGCGATGTTATATACAAGACTAGCTTTAGCTACAGAACACTTAGGCACTACCCAAGATCAACTAGCTGCTGCCACACAGATGGTAGCCAATACTTTTATTATTGCTGGCTCTCATACTCAAGAAGCAAATAACTCAGCTAGACAGTTAGCACAGGGTTTGGCTTCAGGAGCTTTAAGAGGAGATGAGTTACGTTCAGTTATGGAAAACAACGTAATTTTAACCAAGATGTTAGCCAAAGGTCTTAATATGACTGTTGGCGAGCTTAGAGAGTTCGGACATCAGGGTGGACTTACTGCTGAAAAAGTATTGCCTATATTAATAGCTGGTGTTGAGGAAACTAATGAAACCATAGCAGACATGCCTATGACATTAGGACAGGCTGGGGTTTCTTTAAGAAATAGCTTTCAATTTATGATTGGTGATATACAAAAAACCACCAATGCTTTTGGAATTATTGCTGGAGCTGCAACATTTTTTGCTAAGAATATTAAAGAAATATTAATACCAGCAATAACATTGCTTACAATAAATGCAATTCCAAAATTGATACATGCATTTACTTTATTAAGAGTTGCAATGTTAGCAAACCCAATAACAGCAGTCGCAACAGCTTTTGCAACAATGGCTGCCGTTGTTGACTCTGCAATAAAAAAGAATAGAGAATACGGAACAACAACCGAAGAATTAAATGCTTCTTTAACAAAACAAAAGAACTTACTTAAAGATATAGAAGATAGGCAGAAAAACGCTGGTAGTAGTGATGAAGCAGCTCTTATGGAAAAATCAGCAGAAGCTGTAAAAGAGAGAATACTTTTAATTCAAGAGCTTATAGATATAAAAAAGATAGCTGCAACTATAGATAATGATTTAAACGAATCAGCATCTTTTACTATAGAGGACATAATAGCACAGACAAAAGATGCCATAACTATTACAAAATCATTCGGTGAGACTGTAGAGGGCAAGCTAACAAATGCTTGGGTTGATTTCTTTGATATAACTAATAAAAAGTTTTTAGAATTTAAGAGTTTAGCTATGGCTGTAACCCAAGCTGTTATAAGAGAGCTTTTAGAAGTGTATGTTGTTAAAAAGCTCGTCAGCGGAATTACAGGAGGAATTGATAATTTTCTTGATATGTTAGGTAGTGATGGCTCTTCTGAAAAAAGTATAAAAACAATGATGCCAGAAGGTGGTGGTTACTTCCTAAAAGATGCAGATGGTTTTTTTGATGGTGGTTCTACCACAACAATAGGAGAAAAAATACCAAGCAATGAGGGTGGTGGTTTTACGGGTATGGGAGCAAGGGCAGGTGGTCTTGATAATAAAGGAGGTTTTTTAAGTATACTACATCCTAACGAAACTGTTATAGACCACACAAAAGGACAACCTCAACAAACTCAACAAGCAGCACCCACAGTAAACTTCAACATATCAACAGTTGATGCTGCTGGATTTGACCAGTTACTAACATCAAGAAAAGGACTAATAACACAAATAATTAACAACGCCATGAATACTCAAGGCAAAATGGGAATAGTATAATGAGCGGTGCATTTCCAACAGACCCAAACTTTAGGTCAATAAACTTTCAAGACAACAGGCCTACATTACTGAATCAAACACTATCGGGCAAAAAGTCTGCAAGACAAATAGGTGCTCAATACTTTTCATTCACAGTTCAAATGCCACCAATACAACAAGAGAAAGCACAGGAGATATTTGCTTTCTTACAAAAACAAAAAGGTGCTATTGGTGACTTTACAATACAAGCACCATTAGATAATTTAGGTGCAAGTAAAAACGAAGCAGACATACTTGTAAACACCGCACATTCAGCAGGTGCTGAGACTGTAAATATGGATGGTTTTTCAGCAACTACAGGCGTTCTCAAAGCTGGTGATCTAATTAAATTCGCGAATCATTCAAAAGTATATATGGTGCAAGAAAATGAAAATGCATCAGGCGGTGCTGCTACTGTAAAAATATCTCCAAATCTTGTTAGCTCTCTAGCAAATAATGAAGCTGTAACTGTAAACAAGCCATCTTTTACTGTATATCTTGAAAATAATGATATTATGTATAGTACAGATGCTAGTGGTTTTTACAGCATTTCATTTGATGTTAGAGAGGTAATAACATAATGCCAAGAAGTTTATCAACAGATTTACAAGCACAAGTATCATCACAACAAACTAAAACAGCATTTCTTGTTGAATTGGGTTTATCTACAACTGTAAGATTAACTGATTGGTATTCAGATGTTACTTATGATTCTAATTCTTATGAAGCTGGCGGCTCTTTTCTAACAGTGGATTCAGTTGTGGAAACTGGTCAATTGCAAATAGATGAAATAAATCTTGGTTTTTCAAATGTTACCAACCAAGTAAGAAGTTTAGTTCAAAGTGGTGCATTTACAGATAAAACAGTAGAAATAAATTTAGCTTACTTTAATGAGAATGAAACTTTGGTAGGTGCTATAAATTATTTCACAGGGCAAATTAGAAGTGTATCTATCTCAGAAAGTATAGATAATTCTGTGTTAGCAATGACTGTGGCTTCTCATTGGGCAAATTGGAATTTAACAAAAGGTAGGCATTATTCAGACGAATCTCAGAAATCAGCTTATACAGGTGATAGAGGTTTAGAGTTTGCCACACAAGTAAAATCAGACGTAAGGTGGGGTAGTTAATGTTTAATGCTATAGTTGGTTTTTTTAGAGAAATAGGCGGTGCAATAGCATCAGTATGGGCTGATGCTAAAACCTTAGAAAAAATAAACATGGTATTTATGGCAGTTACTACTGCTGTAGGTGTTAAAGGATTCTTACAAGCAAGGCAAATGATGTCTAAAGGCCAAGACATCATGGCTAACAAAACTGCTGCTGGTGGCAAGATACCAGTCATATATGGAACAAGAAGGGTTGGTGCTCAAATTGTTTATATGGACACAGCACAAAACAGGTCAAAGGATTTGTTTGTTGTTTATGCAATATCAGTTGGTGAATGTGAAGAGATACTTGGCAGAACTATTGAGATAGATGGCAATAGTATTCTTGATGGCAATATCTATAAAGGTGGTGGATATGTGGGCTCAGACAAAATATCATCAGGTTTAAATGGTTCTTTAAACACCGCATCACAAGTTGGTGATAATCAGTATTCACAAGCAGGAACACTGGGAACAGACCCAACAAAAAGATATTCCTTTGTATTTAACTTACATCATGGTGCATCTAGTCAAACAGCAGACCCAATGCTTAGAGCATCTATACCTACTGAGTGGACTGCTAACCATAAGCTAAATGGCATTTGTTATATAGCAGCTTCTTTTGATTATGATAAAAAAGGAATGTATAAAGGCGTTCCACAAATAACAGTACAGGTTAAAGGTAAAAAGGTTTTTGACCCAAGAGATAGCTCTACTAAATGGTCATCTAACCCAGCCTTATGTTTCTTAGATTACATACAAAATGATGAGTATGGTAAAGGTTTAGCAACATCACAAATTAACATGACTACTATCAGTGCTGCTGCAACTGCATGTGAAGTAGAAGTAGATCAACCTTACTATAATGACACCTATCAAGACTTAACTTGGAGTGGAACTGCTGGTAATGACTTTATTGTTATTAATGATAATGATGACTGGTGGCAAAACAAAGTAGATGAAGTTATAGATATAAGAGATTCTAATGATGCAAGTATATTTTCTAATGCTGTAAGTATTACAGGTTCTACAAGATATCAATACTATGATTCTGTGCAAGAAAACAGGTTATATATAGATGACGTTTTAGCAAATAGTTATACAAATGAAGCAGGAAACGCTAGAGCTAAAGTTAAAAGATTTCATTGTAATGGTTATATTGACACTAACAAGAATGTCATGGATAACGCTAAAGAGCTTCTTGCAAATATGCGAGGTATCTTTCTTTATATTGATGGTAAGTATGAATTACAAATAGAAGATACAGGAACATCTACATTTAGCATCACAGATGACCACATCATAGCTGATGCTGGTATATCAGTTGATTATGGTAATAAAGATAAAAAGGCAAATAAAGTTGTTATTGAATTCTTTAATGCTAACAAGAAATACGAACTTGATACAGCTACAGTTTTGCATGATGCATCACCTGAGTATTATTCAGATGATGGTGAGGTATTAGAAGTTAAAGCTGAATTCCCTTATGTAACAGACCCATACATTGCTTACAATATGGGTAAGGCTATCTTAACTAGAAGTAGAAATCAGACCACTATGCAGTTCTTAGGAACTCCTGAGATGTATAAATTAAATGTGGGTGATATTGTTGATCTTACCTACTTGCCTTTAAGTTTTAATGTAAAGGTTTGCAGAGTAGAAGCATTAGAATTACAAGCAAATGGTCTTGTATCTGTTAGTTTAATTGAATACTTTGATGTTTATACATGGGAAGTACCAGCTCAAGAGCCAGTAGAAATAATAGCCCATCCGCCAAGCATAGGTGCTTTGCATCCACCTGAAGCAAATAGCATTGTATTCACAGACACAGATGCTTCGTCAATCAATAGACCCACTTTAACTTGGACTGAGCCAACTGATTTTCCTGTAAGGCAATATAGGGTAGATGTAGTTGATAGCTCGGCAAACAATGTATTTAGTAAAATAGTAGATACACCATCAGTTGATTTAGCCTTTTTACCTAAAGCAGCAAACTATGAAGCAAGTATTACTTCTTTTAATGGCGTTGGAATTGAATCTAACGCATCTACCAAAACATTTACTATTGCAGATGACCCAGTAAAAACTACTGAAGTTGAAATGAATGGTGTTACCTTGTCAACAGTTGAGAGTTATGGAACTGTAGCAGGGCAATCAGGTAATTGGGTTAAATTTACAAATCAAGTAGCTTTTATAGATAATGTAGATTTTGAAGACCCTGTTGTTTTTAACGATAGTGTTCAATTTGAAAATGCACCAACTTTTGCAGATGGTCTTAGCGGTCAAGGATTATTCAATATATCTGCTGGCTCAATACAGTTTGGCTCTTACACACCATCAACCACAACTAATAATCTTTACAACGTAGGCGGTTCTTTATACTGGAATGGTCAAGCACTAGGAACTGGTACTGGTGATATTACAGCAGTAGTAGCAGGTACTAACTTAAATGGTGGTGGTACTTCAGGTTCAGTTACTTTAAATCTTGATTCTACTATTACAGGCAATCACACCTTTTCTAACAACCTAATTATCGGTGGTGACTTAACAGTTCAAGGCACTACAACAACTGTAAACACAGATGATCTAAACGTAAAAGACAAAAACATTACCCTAAACTATTCAACAGGGGATTCATCAGCTTCAGCTAATGGTGCAGGTATTACCATTCAAGATGCTGTAAGTGTAGGTAATGATGCAACTATTCTTTGGAATACTAATTTTGATAATTTTGATTTTTCACACACTATAAGAATTCCAGACAGTCAAAAGGTAGAGTTTGGTGCTGATGCAGATTTACAAATTTACCATGAGTCTGGAAACAACCATAGTGTCATAAAAGAAACAGGTACAGGTAACTTAAAAATCCAAGCAGCCAATATTGAAATGCAGATTCCAAATGGCACGCAGAATTATTTACAAGCTATCAATGGCGGTGCAGTAACCTTATACAACAATGGTTCACCTAAAATCGCTACAACCTCAAGCGGTGCTAATATTTCGGGAACGCTAACAAGTGATGGTTTGACTGTAGAGGCTGGTATTGCACAACTACAATTAATAGATACGGGTGTGTCTGGCTCAACAAAACTAAGAACTGCAAACGCCCAAACATGGCTTGAAGTAGACCCTGATAACGTACAAGCGTCATCTGGCTTTGCTACATATATTGATGGAAAGAGGTTTTTTAATATTGAAGATACAGGAGACATCTCATTCTATGACGATACAGGTACATCACAAAACCTAAAATGGGATGCTAGTGCAGATACCTTAAACTTTGTAGATAATGCAAAGGCACAGTTTGGTGCAGGTAATGATTTACAGATTTACCATGATGGAAATAACAGTCGTGTAGAAGATACAGGGACAGGTGGATTACGTCTTATAGGTGGTAACTTTGTATCTCTACAAAGCACTTCAGGTGAGAACATGGTTGTTGCTAATGAAAATGGTGCAGTAACCTTATACCACAACAATAGTGCAAAACTAGCCACAACCTCAACAGGCATAGACGTAACAGGAACAGTTACGAGTGATGGTTTGACTGTTGATAGTGGCGGAACAAATATAGGAATTGTTACTAAATCCACAGACCAATTTGCATTTATTGGCTTTGAAGATAACACTTCTTCTACTTCTTCTGTTTATATAGGTGCAGATGGTAACGACTTTATTGCTAGAGCAAATAGCATAACAAGATTTAGGGCAGCCTCCAACGGAGACATCTCCTTTTACGAAGATACAGGAACTACAGCTAAGTTGTTTTGGGATGCAAGTTCTGAGAGGTTGGGTTTGGGTACAACTTCACCCGAAGAAAAAATGCAATTATTATCATCGGGCAATACTTTAATTAGAGTAACTTCAGGAACTTCAAGTATTGCAGGTATTGATTTTGGTGACACTGATGATACTGATGTTGGAAGAATTAGATATTTAAACTCTAGCAACGCTTTACAATTCAGCACACAAGCAACAGAACGCATGAGAATAGACTCATCAGGACGATTGGGTATTGGTACAACCAGTCCTTCTGAACAGTTAGATGTATCTGGTAATGTTTTATTTGGTTCTGGAGTAGGTTCTGGTGATGCAGTTATTAACGTAGGAAGAGGTAGAACTGCTGATGGTAATGTGTATATAGATTTACATTCTGATATAGCTACTTATACAGATTATGGTCTTAGACTTATTAAACAATCAGGAGCTAATGGTGCTTCTAGTATCTTACATAGAGGAACAGGAACATTTACTATTGAAACAGATGAAGCTGCTGCTATTAGATTTAATACAAATTCCGTAGAAAGAATGAGAATAGACTCATCAGGTAGGTTAAACATGATGAGCAGTGCAGGTGCTTCTCCTGTTCTGTATCACGGCAACGATTTAACCAGTACTAGTCCCACTACAAACTTATCATTTGGTAATGAGCAAAATGGTGCTTTGCTTATATATACAAATAGTACAGAACGTCTAAGAATAGACTCATCAGGTAATGTGTTGGTGGGTAAGACTAGTGCAACCGCTACAAACCTAGGATGTCAAATTGAAAATGATGGTCAAATAAAAACTACAACTAACGGACAATCTTCGCTAACTCTAAACCGAAAAACATCCGATGGTGCTATAGCTATATTCCAAAAAGATGGATCAACAGTTGGAAATATTGGTTCACACACTTCTACTACTACAAATATGTATATTGGTAGTGTTGATTCAGGGCTATACTTTGATAGCACTAATAATAGAATTTCGCCCTATTATGTAAATAATAACTCTTTACCTAATGGCGGTATTTCATTAGGTGGAAATAGCAACCGATTCCAAGACCTTTATCTAGCAGGTACTGCAAACTTCGGAAGCCTATCAGATGGCACAATAACCATAACAGGCTTTGTAGATCAAGATGATATGTCCTCTGATTCTGCAACGCTATTGCCAACACAACAATCTGTTAAGGCTTATGTAGATGCAAACAGCTTTACTATAAACAACAATGCAGACAATAGAATTATTACTGGTACTGCAACCGCAGGAACTTTAAATGCAGAAACCACATTAACCTATGGTACTACAGGTGCAGACTTAGCAATTACAGGTGGCTCTATAGGTAGTGCTCCACCAATACTAAGATTAGAAGATGTAGGCAGTTCAGGCAAATTAGCTGAACTAAACCACATTACAGGAACTACAACCCTAATCTCAAGAAATGCTACAAGTAATGGTGTTATAAAGTTTGCAGGTCATAACGGAACATCAGAAACTGAATATGGAAGGTTTGATGCATCAGGCAACGTTGGAATTGGTACAAGTTCGCCTTCAGCACTCTTGCATGTTAAAAGCACAGGCAATGGTGAAATAGAAGTTGAAAGAGCTAGTGGTGCTTTAATTAATTTACAAGCACAATCTGCAAGAGGTGTTATAGGTACAGACTCAAACCATGAACTACAATTAAAAACTAATGGTTCAGGCAGAATGACCATCAATACTGCTGGAAATATTGGAATAGGCACAACTGCTCCAAGTTCACAGTTACACTTATCTAAAGCGGGTGGCACGTTAATTAAATTAGGAACTTCTATTAATACTTCTGAAATTGAAGCAAGAGAAGTTGGTGGCGGTCAAAGTCTTATACTCAGTTCTGTTAATTCAGCAGACCATTTAGTAATTGATGGAGCAGGAAAAGTTGGAATAGGCACAAGTTCGCCTGCTGAGTCTTTACACACCACAGGTAATATTAGATTTGGTGACTCAGCACCTGCTGAGCTTTATACAAATAGCTCTGAACTAAGATTAGGTGTTGATAGAAATAACGATAATGGTACATCAAATATTACTTTCTATGTTAATAATAGTGAATCAGCTAGAATAGATGCATCAGGTAATTTGTTGGTGGGTAAGACGAGCAGTTCTACAGGAGTTGTTGGTGCTAGATTTAGTGCAAATGGATTTTCTAACATAACAAGAGATGGCGGTGAATGTTTTAACTTAAATAGACTTACATCAGACGGAACTATTATTGATTTTAGAAAGGACTCAGCAACAGTTGGAAGTATTGGTACTGGAGCTGGTGTTTTAGGTATCGGACAAGGTACTGGTAATCTAGGATTTTTTAACGCAACTGTTGTTCCTATGAGCAATGTAAGTGGTGGTGCTTCTAATGGACTTGTTGATTTAGGCACAGGTAATAGAAGATTCAAAGACCTTCACCTTTCAGGCACAGCTAACTTTGGAAGCACGACTAGTTTGTATGAAGGTGCAGGTGGAGATGCTTTCTTTAAAAACACTAATGCTGGTGCTGATTTATTTTTAGACTCAGGTAGACGTATACGTTTTACTGCAAATGGCTCAGAAAGAATGCGTATAGACTCATCAGGTCGTGTTGGAATTGGTACAAGTTCTCCAGCTCAAAAACTTCATATTGTTAGTACAGACGGCTCTAATATAATATTAAATTCAAATACTGCAGCAGAAAATAATGGTATTTTTATGACAGAAGCTCCATCTGCAAGCCCATACACGAACGGAGCATACGTTGCTTACGATGGTGCAAATAACGCTTTTAAAATAAAGACTGGTACAACAACATTATCCACAAGACTTACAATACTAAGAGATAACGGCAACGTTGGAATTGGGACAGATTCGCCAGATGCTAATCTTCATGTTCATGCAACTAGCGGTGATGGGAAGATACGAATAACAGGCGATAATATAACCAACTCAGGCGGTTCAATAAAAGGGTTTAATAATGGATTAGCTTTTAATGTAGCACCTTCAGGTGGTGGTAGTGAGTCTGAAGTTTTGCGAATTAATGGCTCACAAAATGTTGGTATTGGTACAGCTTCGCCAAGTGAAAAGCTAAGTGTTGTAGGTGATGCTAGTATAAGCACGACAGGAAACAGTACGGGATTGCGTATTATAACATCAGCAACAGGCGAGGGTTATTTAATTTTTGGTGATACTGCGGACAATTCCATGGGTGGTATGGCGTATAGTAACAGTACAAATGCACTAATGTTTGATTCTAATAATGCAGAACGCATGAGAATAGACTCATCAGGCAATGTGTTGGTGGGAACTACATCGGCTTCTATTTCAGGTGCAAATACCACAGGTGTTGTTTTATCAGCAAATGCTGCTGCACAATTTTCAAGAAATGGTGGTCACTCTTTAGATATTAATAGAACACAAGCAGGAGAACTTGTTAGATTTAGAAGTGCAGGAACAATAGTTGGAAGTATTGGTGTTATAAATACCAACAACCTTACGATAGGTGGCTCTGTTTCAAACCATTCAGGCCTTCAATTTGGTACTGCTGTAATTACGCCTATGAGAGCAGGTTCAGAAAGTGATGCTCAAATTGATATAGGTTTCTCTAACGCTAGATTCAAAGACCTCTACCTTTCAAATAATATTAAAGCTCATGGTGATTCATCACCTACTCTTGATTTAAAAGACACTACTAATAATTGTAATCTTCTGGCTTATGCTCAGAACTCCACAGCAAATATTGGAACTTATAGTAATCATCCTTTAATTTTTGATACTAATAGTTCAGAACGCATGAGAATAGACTCATCAGGTCGTTTAATTGTTGGCGGTACAACAGCAGGTGAAACTGGTGCTACAACTATTTATCCTAATGGTAATATTGCATCAGCTTCTATAACAGCAACAGGTGATGGTGTATTTAACTTCTTTAAAACCGAAACATTTAATCCAGTATTAACAGCAAATGATAGTCAATCTGATACAGGGCAAATCATAGCAGTTCAAATTGGTGGAACTACCAAAGGTAACATAGGTATAAATAGTGCTACTGGTAATGATATGTATATTGCAAGTGGTACTACAAGTAGTGCAGGTGTTGGTCTTAGATTTATAGATTATCAAGTTACAAACATACAACCATGCAGAGGAAATGGCTCTACTCTTGATAATGTAATTGATTTGGGTTCTGTGGGTGCAAGGTTTGATGATATTTACGCAACTAATGGAACTATCAACACTTCTGATGAAAACGAAAAACAAGACATACAAGCCTTAACAGATGCAGAGCAAAGAGTTGCTACAGCATGTAAAGGTTTAATAAGAAGATTTAGATGGCAAGATTCAGTAGCAGAAAAAGATAATAATCCTGATTCTGATGAAACAGCTAGATATCATTTTGGAGTCATAGCTCAAGACTTACAAGATGCATTTACAGCAGAAGGATTAAATGCAAGTGACTATGGTATGTTTATATCTAGCACTTGGACTGATGATGATGGTGTAGAACAAACGAGACTTGGTGTAAGATATAACGAATTGCTAAGTTTTATAATAACAACAATATAGGAGAAAAAAGATGGCAAATACATACACATGGGACTGTAAAACAGTTGATGTATATCCTGATTATGAGGGTAATACAGACACAGTTTATAACGTCCATTGGAGATTAAATGGAACAAGTAGTGAAAAGCATGAAGTAGATGGTCAAGAAGTACCATATACCGCTAGTGTTTATGGCACTCAATCACTATCACTAGAGGACATTGGTTCAGACTTTGTACCTTTCGCTGATCTGACCAATACAATAGTAGAGGGCTGGGTAAAAAGCATTATGGGTGAAGAAGAGGTTGCTAACCTAAAAAAATCTTTAAAAGATAAAATAGACGAAGAAATAACACCTACGACTGAAACAAAAACTATAGGTGAGTAATTGTTATTACAATTATAAATACACTATGGTCATAGGCCTTAATTTATATATAATATAATTAACTAACTTAAAACATATAGGAGAGATATATGAGTAACGAGAATGAAGTAAAAAACGATGTAATCATTAGCTTTAATGGCAGAGACTTTAAAGCAGAAGATTTAAACGAAGATCAGGCAAATATAGCTGGCAAATTAAATGTGGCTCAAAGAGAGTTACAAGAACTACAATCTGCTTATGAAAGATATGTAATTCTTGCTGACTATAGAGAGCTACAGGTCAAAGCATTTTCTGAAACTGTAGAAGAAGAAGCAGAGGAAGTAACAGAGGAATAATAATGGCTGAACGTAAGACAATCGCATCAGTAGCATCAGATTTAGAGAAGCATGATGCGATTTGCCAAGAGCGTTGGAAGACCATCTACCGAAAAACTGATGACCTGCAAAGCTCAGTTAATAGCACAAAAGCTTGGTTGGTTGGTGGTCTTACTACAATAGTAGTTGCATTATTTACCTTAATAGTAAAAGGCTTATTTTGAGTATTACCAAAATTGCTGAAGTAGCAAATAACGTCTTGGATAAATTTGTTCAGGATAAAGATTTAAAAGAACAATTATCACATGACTTACAAAAAGAACTTATATCGCTTGATAAAGCACAAATTAGCCTTAATGCTGAAGAAGCGAAGAACGGGAACTGGTTTGTATCGTCATGGCGACCCTGCATTGGATATGTTTGTGGGTTTAGCCTTTGCACTCATTACATTATCTTGCCTATTGCAACTTGGATAGCTGTAGTCAATGGAGCAGATTTAAAACTTGAAGCTCTTGAGTTTGATTTTTCACAACTTACAACAATACTTCTATCGTTACTGGGCATGTCATCGCTCAGGACAGCAGAGAAGTTCAGAGGAGTTCATAGCAAATAATATGTACGATGAAATTAAAGAAATGCTAGTAAGGCATGAGGGAACTATGTGTACCCTTTATCAATGCACAGAAGATAAGTGGACAATAGGTGTTGGTAGAAATCTTACTGATAGAGGTATCACAGAAGAAGAAGCGATGTATTTGCTTGATAATGATATCAAAAGAGTTATGAATCAATTAGATGAATACTGGACTGTGTGGAGATCGTTTGAAAAACGTGGACAAATGGTTTGCCTTGATATGTGCTTTCAAATGGGTATACAAGGATTCATGGGTTTTAGAAGGACAAGAGCCTTAATGGAAATGGGTATGTGGCTAGAAGCATCAGAAGAGTTGCTAGACAGCAAATATGCTATACAAACTCCAAGCAGGGCAAATTACAATTCAAGACAACTTGCACTATGTGTTAAAGATGCCAAAAAAGACATCGGAAGATCATCAAAGTAATTCAAGATTAGGTGCTTTGGGTGAGTCCCTAGTACAAACATTCCTACTGGAATATGCAGACTTTGTATATCCAACACAAGACAAACACCCAGCAGATATCCTGCTTGAGACAAATGGCAGAAAATATACAGTACAAGTCAAAACAAGAAGAGAGTCTAAGCAAGGCAAATATACTTTTGCATCAGAGACATCAAGGCAAATGTCAGAAGTTTATAAGAACTACCATTGTGATATTCTTGCTTTTGTTTTCTACAGCCAAGAACATAAGCGAATTATCTTCAAGCCAAATACTACTTCGCAAACATACTTTACCTTTGACAAAAAGATAATAACCCCAACCCTAGAAATAGACTCTTTACAAGAAACCTTAGATGCACTTAGCCAAGTGCCAGTTCTTAATCCTTTAAAATAATTTATATATAACTATTGACATTTAAAAATACTTATGTATAATAGGGGTATGTTAAATAAAAGTAAGGAGTTAAATAACATGGCAGTAGGAATAAATAAAAATATTATGTATGAGTTTTATATCAACACTGAATATGGTGAAAGTGTTTGGCATCATAACTTAACTAAATGGCGTAATGCTTTAGTAGACTTTATAGATAATAAGAACGATGAAGGATTTGTATTTGAAATACAAATAACTTACGAAGATGGTTGCGACTTTGTAGAGATATACCCAAACAATGAAACTGATCTATTGCCAAAGTATGTAAGAAAATATGTTTACAAGGTTTTAGAAGAATCAAAAAAGGAGAGATAAATGGAAGTAATATTCAACATAGTGGGTGGCGGAGAAATCTGCCTACCCAAGAGAGAGATAAGAGGTTACTACAAAGACTTCTTAACAGGCGAGACTAAAGTGCAAATCGGAGAGAGCGAGCATGAGGTTAGAGAGTCTTTAACAGAGATTAAGTATTTAATGGAGACAAGAGATGATAGAAGAGCTTAAAGAGTATAAGCCAAAGCAACAAGGCAAGGCTTGGGTTTGCGATGACATACCTAACAAGGATTACCATAAAGGCGTAGGTATAAGCAGTAGTTATATTAGAAGGTTTGGTGAATCACAGCTTCATGCAATAGAACATAAGCAAGAGACTACACCTGCAATGAGGTTTGGAACTGCTGCCCATTCGCTATTGGTTGAAGGGCAAGAAGCCTTTGATAAAGAGGTGGTTGTCATTACTGGCAGTCCATACACTAAGGCAAATAAAGAACTTAAAGAAGAGTATGAGAAGAGAGGTCTTACTGTAATTAAAGAAGCAGATGTAGAACTAATAGAGGGCATGAAGGAGAAGATGATCTATGAAGGTAATACTTATCTTGATGCTAAAGGCAAGGTCGCAGAGTCTAGTTTTTATTGGTATGAAGATGAGGTTTTGTGTAAGTGTAGGCCTGACTTAATATGCCCACCTTTAGATGATACTGATTCAAAAGATAAGATAGTGGTTGTTGATTACAAGACCACACAATCAGTTGAACCTTATACCTTTGGCAGATCAGTTAAGAAGTATAGTTATGATCTACAAGCAGCATGGTATAGGCGTGGTATGGAGTCTGCTGGTTATAAGGTTGATGACTTTGTATTTGTAGCACAAGAGAAAACATATCCCTATGCATCTAAGGTATTTAAGATGACTAAAGAGCAAATGGATTTTGGTTGGTCAATCATGGAAACATACTTAGAGAACTATAAAGAATATCAGAAGGGCAAACCGCTATCTGTTTACAATAGTCCGAGTGTTGTTGAATTGGTGTTGTGAGTAAGGGCAAAAAAGATATGAGAGTAGTAGAGTATTATATGGAGAGTTTATCCTTTGCCCTTAAGGATAGTATAAGGTTTTTGGATGGAGATGTAATAAAGTCTTTGCTTTATTGCAAAATTAATTTTAATATAAATATGGAGAGTGGAAATGGATAACAGTACAAAAAAAGCATTATGGATTGGTGAGGAGTTACATAAAGATATAAAAATCTTTGCAATTCAAAACAATCTAACAATAGAACAAGCTACACAAATGTTAATTAAACTTGGCATGGTGACTTATGAAGCAGAGAAAAACAGTGACACAGTTTAGCGACATAGTAGAACTACACAGGTTAAAACTTAACCAAGAGAAAGATGAATGGTATATCCATGTAAACAATGGAGCAGGGTATACAGAGGTTAAGCAAGGCAATACCTTAACCACTACTTACCATGCAGATGGTAGAAAAGAGGTTGTGATAGATGCCAATTAACAGTAGAAATAAGGGTGCAGCTTTTGAGAGAGTTATATGCAATAAGATTAATACTTATCTTGCATCTAAAGGTAGCACCAATACTGTTAAAAGAAATTTAGATCAATATCAGACTAAAGGCATGGCTGATATTTACTGGGGAAACCTAGCGATAGAATGTAAAAGATATAAGGGCAATGGTAAGACAGACGTATTTAAAAACGACTGGTGGAATCAAGCGGTTGAGAGTGCTAATGATAACCTAATACCATTATTAATTTATAAGTATGATAGAAGGAAAATATATTGTGTTATTCCTAATTACCTAATAGGTGAGTCTAAGGAAAAGAATTGGACACAGTTCTCTATGTTACCGCTATCAGAAGTTTGTGAGAGGTTAGATGAAGTCTTACAAAAGGCAAATGGACTTACATAGTTATTTGCTACAAGAGGACTTTGAAGAGTTTTGTAGGGAATCCTACGGAAAAATCCAAATTGCTTGTGAGTTCTTAGGAATCATAAATGATGAGGATTACGAGAATTTTAAGGAAAGGTGTTATGCCCAACTTGAAATTGATTATATAAACAGTATCGAAAATTTAACGATACATTAACAGGAGTGTTATATGGACGTACTTGGTGGTATGAGCAATACCGAAAATAAACAGCAAATCTACTTGGGTTTCAAAACAAGAGATCAAAAGTTTTTTGCAAATGGTGAAACTGAAGTGCCAATAGAATATTTACAACTTGATACTGACACATTTAAGTCAGGTTGGGGTAGATATACAAAGGCAGAAGGTTTCCAATATAAATGGGACTCTAAGTTTGGCGTGGTTAATCCCAAGCCTGCTGATGAATGGAGAAGAGCTTTCTCAGCATGGGTAATGCCAAGTGGAGCTGAACATGCTTATTTATGGCAGAGCTTTTCTTTTGCAGAGTCTAGTGCTTTTAATAGTATCTGTGGGTTGTTTTGGGATGATAAAGCAAACAATGTAGGCAAATTGCCCGTTGTTGAATACAAAGGCTCTAAGCACATACAAGTAGGAGCAGGTAACTCATCAGAGCTATCTTTTGAGTTTGCAAAATGGGGTGATAGAAATTTTAATGTGCCTGAATGGTATATTGACCCTGATGCACCTGCTGATGATGACGATGGCTTTGTTTCTCCTAACGAGGGACTAGCAGATAAAGTAGCAGAAATGGTAGCTAAGACTGAACTTAGCGATGATGATATACCATTCTGATGCAGTCAGTAGACTGGCAAAAAATAGCACCTGAAGTTGCAAAGCAAATTCTAGGTGAACCAAGCAGTATCTCATCGAAACAACTTCGGTGGGGTACTCATGGCTCATGCACTTTAGACCTTGAATCAGCCACATGGTATGATTTTGAAGATGAAGTTGGTGGCGGTATAATAGATTTAATTAAACATCATAATAAAGATGTAAAGACAATTTTAAACAGTTTCGGTTACGACCAAGCATTGCCTAATGACTCCTTACTCAGCGTTAGTGGACTCCCCCAAAATAACACTAACAAGGGCAATGCTAGGTCTTTTGACAGAG